TCAAATACTTTGGGATTTAATCCACGACGGACAAGATATTCATCATTTGCTTTTGAAAATTCTATTTCAACTATACATTGTTTTTTATTGATGGAGTTTGCCATTTGAGGAATATTAATCTTCCTAAATGGTTTTCCGAATAAAGCAAATGTAATTGAATCTAAAAATGCAAAAGATTTACCACTTCCATTATTACCACAAATTAATGTTGTTGGATTTTTATCAAGGTATAGTTCAGTAAAGGTATTACCAAACGAACCAAAATTTTTAAATTTTACTTTTTTAAACTTTATCATTCAAAATAATCTCAGGAACAATCATCGAACGAAACAACAGTTGATCAGCAGATTTTGGTTCAACTGATTCATTTGAATTTGTTGAACCTTCATTTTCAGGTTGAATATCAGATGTAACTTCTTCTCTTGGAACTGGCCATACCTTGACATTACCACCACATCCACAACCCTTTTTCTTTCGCTTGATACTATTCATCAACGCCATACCCTCTGGGCTAGTACCGAGTGGCGTTAGCGTTTTCTCTTTTCTTAATCTTTCAGAATAACCATGTCCATAAAACCAAGTTATCTCTTCATCTTTCTTTATATCCTTAAAAGCATAGAATCTAAATAATCTGAAAAAAGTATCTTGGACATAATATGCATTAGGTTCATCAGAGTGATTATATATCATACCATTTCCCATAGGGAAACACATACTTATACCGTTCTTGGTGCAAATATCACAACTACACGACCAACTAAATGCGTAACGATTCAATACCCAATCAGTATTTTGAGTAAAAGTTGAATCCAATATAACAACAGGACATTCTTCGATTATATCACCAGATTTAATGTCTTCTTTTGCAAACACACCATATCCGCTAATTGTGGATTTGGCTACATAAACCTTTGAATCTATTAATTTATCCTTTAGAACATACTTATTAGAGTTACGATCATAAGCTCCTATATAATAACTATGATTTTTTCTAATAATATTACCAGATTCATCGGTTTCTATTTTCTTATAGTCCTCGTCTGGTTTTGGAATAAAAAGTTCTTGTCTAAAAATTTTAGCATCATTTGCCTGGGGCACAGAAGTCATATCACTCATATTGTTAAACTCTCCATGTATAATTCTTTAATAATAACTTTTAATTTAGTTTTGTTTTTAATTTTATCCAAAGCATCTATTTCTTTATTAATGATGCTAAGAGTATCTTCTGCTATATCTATATCAGTATCAGATAGCTTCTCCTGATAATCTTCAATAATTGTCATTTCGTGTACTGGACTAGAATACAACGAATCAACAAACTTATCAAAGGTAAAAGGTTTATTTTTAATAGATACTATTAATTTAACATAACAGTTTTTTAATAAAGGTGGTAAATCATTTAGTAGTTTAAGATCATCCTCAGTTTCATCTTTATATTTTATTATATGAAAGATATCATTAGTATTACATATAAATTCAAGATTTCTAGTTGATGTATCTAATATATGAAATCCTTTTTTAGATCCAACATCACCAAAATTTAATTGATACTGAGTACCTAAATAATGTATATTTTTACTTGTCTGTTTTATGTGAAAGTGTCCAGATAAAACCATCTCAAATCGACTAAATATAGATTCCTTTATACCAGATGGGTGAATGACACCATTCATCACTTGAAATCCAGCAATTTCAAAATGTCCAGCTACAATTGGACAAGCACATGATTTTATAAAATCAAAACACTCTTGTTCATTTTCCTTGGAGATCCAAGGAACCATACCTATACATAAATTATCAAAATTCAATATTTCTGGTTTTTGAATAATATTAATATGATCTTCGTCACTCAATAACTGCGTCAACGAATTCAAATCATTGGTATTTTTAAAATAAGTATCATGATTGCCTATAGTAATATGAAGTTTTATATTATATTTTTTAAATTTATTAAAAAATTCATTTCTAACTTGAGCTAATGTATGAAAATTTATATATTTTCTACGATCAAATAGATCTCCCAAATGAAGAACATTTTCAATTTTATTTTTTAAAAGATAAGGAAAAAATTCTTCATTAAAATATTTTAAACTTTGTTCTAAAAAATAAGGTGAATCATTACGAATACCAAAATGAGTATCATTAATAATAGCTAATTTCATATTACTCAAAAAAGTCGTTTTTCTTCTTTTTTCTCCCAGTTTTTTGTTTACTTTTTGGTTCTATATTTTCTATATCCTGTTCCGATAGAAAAAAAGTTTGCTGTAAAAATTCATTAAAAGTAAAACACCCCTGTTGATATTGTAACCATTCAGTAAATTTACCATCAATATCATTCATTTGCAATGCTTTATATTTAACATATGATTGTTTTTTTTCCTTTTCTATTCTACGCAAGAATGCATAATATATGATCTGAGTAAAATAAGAAAAAGGATTACTAGATTTTGAGGGATCAAAATTATGGGCATATAGTAAACAATTCTCAACCCCGTCACCAATCATATCTTCCCTATATGGGTAGTTTATAAAATTAGGACGATGCGAAAGATGTTCTGCTATTTTTAGAAAACACTCAGCAATATAGTTAGTAACCGGCGGTTTAGCATCACCAGAGTTTTCTGCTTCTTCTACTACCTTTTTCCAATCAACCATTGCTCTGCAAAATTGATCGTTATCTATGTAGTGCTTTATCTTTTTTATGTCTTCTTCTATCGGTAAATCGGAAATTTCATTATCTTTATTCATAATACCTCTGTGCGAAGAATTATAACACATTTATAGAAAAATCAAGTTTTTTCCATATTCTTCATTGACAATACTTGACATAGTTTGTAGAATTCCCTGTGTAGCTGGTATGAAGAGAAATAGTAACTATACTATAAAGCTCTTTAAGCCCCTGTTAAACCATCATTCAACAGATCAAAGACATTTTCTGGCCAATCTTTCCAGTTACAACCAATCGGTTCATCATCTATTTTCTTCTCAGAATCACTTAATTTTTCTTGTTTAGGATATGATGGTTTCTTTTTAGCTTTTTTGGATCTCCCAGACATTTTCTCTATTTTTCTTACTAATTTATACAACTCTTTTGGATCAATTAATCCTGCATCCAATAAATCTAATATAACTTCTGGTGGAAATAGCATACTAATAGAAACCATAGGAACCATGTCTTTATTTGGTTCATATTGATTCATTTCGTCCATCATTGGTAAAATATCCTCACCTTGAAAATCTTGAATTTTATTCATTTCTTCTTCGGTTTGTTTATTTACTTCTTTTTTAATATCACCAAACAATTCACCAAATAATTGTTCTAATAAATTTTCAGGTGATTGTTTTTTATGATCTATGATTTTATTTTTAAGATTATCTATCCTACTTTTTTCTAGATCATATAATTTTTGAGTGTCCTGAGTTGGTGTAAAGCTAATTGTTATATGACTTTTAGGTAATTCTATGCTTTTGATATCGCTATGAATTAGCCAATCTTTTAGCATAGTCATATCGTATGGTCTTCCCATATTATCCAACATAGTGGTAGTTTTAAATACCATTGGATTTTCAATCAAATATTTACCTTTATAAATTTCCTTCACTTCTGTAATAATCTCTTCACCGCTCTTTAACTTAAAAATTTTATATTCCATAAGAACTCCTATAAGCGGATGCTTGTTACATCGAATGTGAACTTCTCATTAGTATATATGGTAATTCGTTCATCCATGTGCTTTAGAGTATGATTGCGATGCTTTTTATAGCGTAGATCGTCTGCAACATCATATATTGTTACTTTGTCTTTGCTGTCGCTCTTACGAAGACCTCTACCTATAGATTGCAAAACTCTGACTACAGATTTTGATGAAGAAGCAAAAATAATAGAATTAATATTTTTAATATTTATTCCAGTAGAGCAAGTGCCATAAGAAGCAACCAATACACTATTATTTTGTTTATCTACTATTTTTCTAATTTCTTCTCTTTCATCGACATCGGTTTTACCGCAGATGAGATATGTTTCTTTTTTATCATTTTTTTTGATTTGTTCATATAACGGTATTCCATGCTTATCAACAAAATTGAATAAGACCAAAGTATTACCTTGAGTATTAACGGCCAAATTGCAGATAAAGTCATTTCTTTTTTTGTTTAGAATTAACCATTCAACCTCCTGATTGTAATCTGCTCTTTTTATTGAATCAATTTCATCTTCATTGTAATTGAGCAATAGGCATTTAATTTTTAAATTTGATAATAAATTATTATCTATTAAATTTTTTGTTGTAGTAACACTGTAAACTTTACCAAATAAACCTTCTATTACTAATTTATGAACATGTGTTCCGTCTAATGTACCAGTGGTTCCTACTCTAAAGGGACAGTTTTTTAACTTACTCATCAAAGTGGAAAGTGATTTGGCTTTAAATAAATGACACTCATCTCCAAAAACACAATAAAAGTTTTTAAAATATTCTTCTTTTAATTTATAAACACTCTGCCATGTTGTGATGATGACTCTCTTTGATGTTACTTTATCTTCACCTGAATATATTTGATGACAGTGATTTTTTACAAATCCATCTCGGTTGGAGTAATCTTTAAAATCATTAAACATTTGACTCACCAATCCGGTAGTTGGTACTACTACTAATATTTTCTTATCTGATGGAATAGTATCAAGCAGATATCTAATCATCATATAAATTATTAAAGATTTACCACTTCCAGTTGGCGATACTAATAATGAACGCTTATTTTTTAAAGAATATTTAATTGCATCTAATTGATGTTCATGTGGTTTAATTTCTTTTGAATTACTATAACATTTAAATGTTGATAAGAATTCATCAATATTCGTATCCGTAATATCTAAAAAAGAAGAAAGAGGAGTATACTCAACCTTATATCCTCTTTCTTCCGAAAATTTAAAAACATAATCTAACAATCCTGCATATAATGTTTGAGTCAGGGTATTAAAGAGTCTTATTTTTCCGTCCCATACTTTATTTCGATATGCTGGTGTGAATTTATAATTAGGAACTGTAAATGTAAAAAAGGAACTGAGTTCTTTTGCAATACCGCGATCACAGTCTATTTGTATATTTACAGAATCTAATTGCTTTACCTTAATCATTGACCTTGAGTAAATTTTATCCAATCAATAGCTGAACGAATATTCCAAGCTTTATTTGAAATTATTTTTATTACATTTTCTAAATAGTTTACTTTTTCTTTTTGCAATTCTAATTTATTAGTTAATTCGATAAAATCTGAGTCGCTATCTATAAATTTATCTAAATCTTGTCTTAATAGAGCTAACTCAAACGGTTCCCATCCTAATTTATTTAGTTCTTCTTCTGACATTTTACCTGAGTAAAATAACCATTTATTTTTATTTAAAACTTTTAAATCAGATTCATATTTCTTTAAAATTAATTTTTCATCCATTAGAATCATTAAATATTTATTATGTAATTGTGGTATATTTAAACTTTCTCTATCCAAGTCTGTTGGATTTATACTCATGTCCTTTTCAATCATTGCCCTGAGTTCAGATAGTTTTATAGTCATAATAAAAATATATCATATTTAAATAAAAATTCAAGCTTCTCCTGATTTAATTTTATAATGAGTATATGAAAAAGTAGCTGTTGAGAGAACAACCTCAGAATCTTGAGAAGTAACATCAAAATCTACACTTGTTAAAAAAACAGGATACACATCGTAAAACTGAACACTCAATATTGGTTTATAGGTTGGGGATAAAACATATAATAATGCACTGGATGTTTTTTGCTCTTCTCTCATAAATTCATCAACT